CCGGGATGCTTTCTTCCACTCCTATTAATTACAATGTTCTGCATATGTACAGGTGGTATCCAGGAAATATTAAACCTTCCTTTTAAGTCTGGCATAAAAATAACTTTACTATCTTTTATACCATTTTCCCATTGAAAGTTTCCTTTTGATACAAGCCCAGATCCTTTTAAATCTCCATTGTAATCTATTTGTTCGTATATCTTTTGTAAATTAAATATACTATTTTTTGTTTCGTCTCTAAACGCATGCTCTTCAGTACGCGGGAATTGACGATAAAATTCATTTAATGCGTCTTGGTCACCTTTAAGACCGTCTGCTTCGTTCTGCCAATGTTCAATAACTCCTGTTCCAATTGTTTCTCCATAATTGTCGCGAGCGCTAGTATCTCCAGATTCAAAGACAGGCATTCCGCAATCGTCGATAAATCCTTCGTAGTTCCATTCCATAGGTATGAATAAGCTATATAATCCAGAGCTTGTTTGTCCATTCCTGTTTCGTTTAGTAACGTCTGAAGCATAATATAATTTTTTAAAGTTATCACCACCCTTATCCAGTGAATTTGATGTTGATCCCATCATACACTTTCCTATTATCCTACTTCCTAATCTCAGGGTTGTTTTTGTTACTCGCCAGTTATTTAATATATTATCCGGTCTTTCCCATTTACCAGATTCATCGTGCACCAATAATTTCAACTTTTCACCATCATAAGAGTTATCCCCTGTATTCTTCCAATCTATTGTTGTATCGAGCCCTTCGAGCGCTTCGGGCTTGGCGGAGCCGGTTGCACTGATGGACTTCCTAGTGAGCTTGGAGGCTGGTACCCTGAAGGCGAGCTCGGTCTTGGGACGGTCCATTCCGTCTTGTATTGGTTTGAAGAAAAAGGGGTAGTGTACTGATATGGGTACCACCTTGTCGGTAAACATCTTCTTTGCATCTGCACCACTCTTCGATAAGATTCCGAATCTAGAATCTGACGATATTGTGGCTTGGTTAACCGTCTCAGCACTTGACATGAATGAAAATCCGGAACGCCTATTTTTAAGGTAGCAAATTCCATAGCATCTTTGATCTGCCTTGCATGCCTCCCAGAATATGAAGAATAATCTGTTTGCTTCTCGAAAGTCTGGCTTCCCAACATCAATTTTGGACCACTGCAAGTACATATAATGAGTGCCAGTAATATAAGTGCTACAACCTTTGTTGCGAAACCAATAGCCTTCTTCCCTCCTGGTAAATTCTCTATCAATGTATGCATACCACTTTTCTTTTAATTCTTCTGGATAATTTCTCCAATCAAATATTGTTTTTAGTCTTCTAAGCTCTTCTGGGTAATCATGCGCAATCCATTTATCATCTATGCTATACACATCTTTTTCAACAGGTAAAGCAATTTTTAAATTTTGTATTTCATATACTTCACCTATTTTACCTGTTCTGCTAATAACAACTACATCATGTTCTTCATTATATCCATACTCCCACTTCTTGCCTTTATTCAATCTACTAATAGTAGTTTTTTTAATCGGCTCAATAATTTTGTATAATGTTTGTTGATACGCCATTACTTAGATTTTTTTTCTGCAAACCCTGAAAACGTATTTTCTTTTGTTTGCTTTGGTTTATTTTCAAGTAAACTTTTTTCTGCTTCTATTCTATTTAATATTTCAAAAGCATCAAATATTGCAAGTTTCTTGGTAGCAGCAGCGTTCTTTAATCTATCAGCTGAAACATCATCATCAGTTTCAACAATAGCTTCTTTTGCTACTTTGACCAATTCGTCAACAGCTTTATAGCCAGCTTGGATTATATTCTCTTTCTTCTTTTTTATATCCATAACGTATAGATATTTCGTTGTTTATTACTCTATATAGTCTTTCGCCTTCTATTACAAATTCATATTCACTATCTGGAGTAAATCCTATTTTTTCATTAACCTTAAAGTTATTCGTGTTATCTACGTACTTAATAATACCTGTTAATGACATTTCTTTATTAATTGAAAACTTATCATCGTTTAGTAAAGGTTTTACAAAACTAAATCCTTGATTCGCTTTCCATATGCCATCACGCTTGTAAAGAAATATTTGCTCAAGTTCGCAGAAGTATAAATTATTTTTAAAATAACTTTTACTATTGCGCTCAATACCTCTAACGTCATGCCAACGACGAAATATATTGTGATGCACATAAAGAACATCACCTCTGTTAATATGTGTATCACGTGCTATAGGTGTTTCATAAACTATTGCTTCACGACTTACAAACTTGTGATCAGATATATCGGTGTTTAATATCAACTCCTTATCTCCAACTGTTTTTGTATTGTCGTATCTTTCTTTTTTAGGTTTTATTAAAAAGGAATAAATAGGTTTCATTAATATTGTAAATTATACTCAACAGATATTGCCATGTTTTTATTAAAACTTTTCCAAGGTAAAACATCCGTGCCTTTTTTTATGTAAATAGAGTACTTGTCTTTTTCTTCTATTATGTCACATATTGTATGGCCACCATAAACGTCTTGCCCTACGGCATAATGCATTGCATCAGTTTTATAATTTTTTCCAATACTAATCTTTCTTATCAGCTTGCTCATCTGTTTCTTCTGTTTCAGTGAGGCTACCATCTTCTACGTTAATACTAACATTACCGTATGTTTCTTTTAATCCCATTTGCATTGTTCTGAGTTCTTCGCGAACCGTATCAAATGCTTTTAAAACTTTATTCTGATCTACAGCTAAAGCTCCTAGCTTATATTGTAGATTATTTAAAACTGATATTTTAGCTTGTAATTCTTCAAGCTCCTCTTTTGTTATTTTCTTTTTTGACATTTTATTTAATTTAATTTAATTAGACTATATACAAATATAGTGGTTATTCTTTTACATTACGTGTCCACACTATACTGAGAGTAATAAATCCTAAAGCGCATTGCAAAGTTGTATCATACGTTCCATCGTCAAATTCTTGGTGGCTATATAAAAATCCAATCATAAACCCTATTATAGGGCCTATAGTTATATCTGCATTTTTAATTTGTCCTATTATTAATAACAACGTAAATATTCCAAGTAGTATATATGCTATCATAATTTTAACTGTGTACATAAGTACCACTAGATGTAAATTTTATTATTGTACTACTACCTGATGTTGTTACGGTAGGACTACCTGTTGTACTTCCTGAGTATTCTGATGTAAGTAATCTTAATATTACTACTCCTGAACCTCCCGCTCCACTTGTACTACGAGCACCACCTCCTCCACCACCGGTGTTAGCTGTTCCGCTTGTTCCTGTTGTAGTTGCACCGGCACCACCACCACCAGAGCCTCCAGAGCCAGCAGTTCCACCACCACCACCTCCACCGCCTCCGGCGTAGGTTACAGAACTCCCTGTTATACTTGATGCTAATCCTGCTCCACCATTTCCACCTGCACTTGTGCTACTATTTGAGCCAGCTGCAGAGGCTCCTCCACCACCACCTCCGTTATAAGATGCTTCTCCTATTCCTTGTCCTCCTGCATAACCTTGATCTGCAGTACCACTACCAGCAGCTCCACCTCCATGAGCACCTCCCCCTCCAGAGCCACCGGCTCTTCCGGATCCAGGATAACCTCCACCTCCACCTCCAATAGATGTTATTGTTGTTAATCCTGTTGCTGCTATAGAGGAATTTCCTCCGTCATTTCCAGTCCCGTCTGAACCGCTTGTAGCTGCGCCTCCAGCTCCTACGGTAATTGTATAAGTTCCTGCAGATAAATGTATATCACCTTCTGGGAAAATTTTTCCACCCCCTGATATTGCTCCAGAAGAGCCATGAACATAAGTACCATAAGAAGTACGGAAACCACCAGCTCCTCCACCTGCTCCTGAACGAGCGTCACCTCTACCTCCTGAACCACCACCCGCAACACAAAGCCAAGACATTTTTCCAGCAGAATCATCAGAGGTAATATTTCTTTTAAAAGCTATAAATATATATTCAGCTCCACTTATATTATGGGGTCCATCACTATTTCTAAATCTAAATCCTCCTGTACTATTCTGTGCATGGCCTACTGCCATCATTTCACTGTACATTCTATCATCACCAGAAGTTATTTCTGCATTATTATTATTTGCTTCTAAAGTATTAAAAGGATAGTTACTAAGACTCCTTGCGGTATCTGCTATAGCCCAATCACCTGAACTATCTGATCTTTTTACCATTAAAAAATCTGGTTCAAATCCACATGCAACAGAATTACCTGTGGCACTTCCATTCCCTGTATATGTTCCAAATTTACTGTAACCTGATACACCGTGCCATAGATAAGCTATATATTGATTCCCTGCTTTATTTACACTATTTACTGTTTGTGCGCCTGCTGCAAATCCAAATGTAGTAGATCCTAAATTAGATTTAATAACCCCTCCATTATTACCCATACTTGTATAAGCCGCTGCATTAGAGCCTAGCCCAATTCCTTCGTCACTATCTAAGCTAACATGAGTACAATTCCAACCGCCTGCTTCTGATAAATCTTTCATCATAAACCACTCAGGAGTAGCTGAAAGACCGTGTGGCACTCTACTTGAAGCATCACCAGTCCCTGTCCATTTCACAATACTAAATCCTGCATTACTGTTTGCACTAACTAATGCTTTAATTGATTCGTTATATAAAGTAGTTATATCTGATGAACCTAATGCTGAATCATAAATTCTTACTCTACTTACTTCTCCATCCCAATATCCTGCGCTGGAGCCAAACTGTCCTAAATATAATCCTCCACCTGTTGAAGGAACTGCTACGGTTGTACTTGTTGAAACTACTTCTGAACCATTTAAATATGCTTTTGCAGTAGTAGAAGAATGGTCATAAGTAATAGCAACGTGATACCAAGTATCTGTTGAAACACTTGATAAAATTGTTAACCAACCACTATTACCATCTTGATATTTAATTCCTCCATCTTTAATTCCTATTGCAACTCTACCTGTTCCTGCGGACCAGTTTAATGCTATTGCCATTCTTTCTCCACTACTTGTATCAGTATTTAACCAAAGTGAAACAGTATAATTTTGTGTTCTTGTAAATGATGAATTTACAATTTGACTACTTGAACCATTAAATTCTACTGAATTACCAAATGGACCAGTTGATGTAAAAGTAATATTTGAAGCAGTACCATTATATGTTCCTGTAGAATCATCTGTGCTATCATTTTCAAATCTATAAGTTAAAATCGTGTCTGAATCATTTGCACCTTGTTCTAATATTGTCGGTTCGTTATCATCAGCTTTCCATCCCCAAGCGATATAAGTTTGGCTACTTTGATTTACAGCACCATCATTACCTACACTAAAACCATCAGTATTAAAACTTTGTAATCCTTGTGCTGATGTAGCTTGTGCATTACTTGAGCTTGACATTATATAATTTGTAGGGCCTCTCATGGTATCTAACAATTCGTGACCACTTGTACTTGATCTTTCTTTATACCATACAAGATTTGGTGAAAATCCAAAACCTGCAACACTTCTTGATGAGCCTGTACCAGTCCAATCTAGTGTATTAAAACTACTTGCTACTGTTGGGGCTTCTTCATCTGGATCTGCAGCGAATGCCATATAGATATATGTTTCGTTATTAGTATTTACTCCTCCTGAACCAGCACCACCTCCTGTGCCTACTGATTGGAAACCGTTACTATAAAAATTTATTTGAGCTCCTACCTCTGTGTTTTCACCCGCATCAGATACTATAAGAGCTTTAGTTCTTGGATTTGTAGTATTTCTTACATTATCAAATACTACCCAATTATCAGCCCCAGATGAACGTTTAATTAATAAATATCCTACCTCAAATCCCGTTTCTACAATAGGTCCATTTGTTGAGCCATTACCTGTATATGAATTATATTTTGAGTACCCTTCTATATCATGAAAACAGTATGCAAGATATGATTCACCACTTGTATTTAAATTATCAATACTTGAACTACCATTTGAAAATTGCATAACTGTTGACGTGGGGACATCCCAACCACCATGTGTTCCTGCTGATGTATTAAAAGCAGCATTAGAATCTAAATGACCACCAAATTTAGCTCCAGAACCTGCGCCTGAGTGATAAACTTGCCAAACATCTGTTGAATCTCTATTTTTAGAAAGTATAACATTTGGAGCCGTACTTAATCCATGCCCCACAGTATGGGTGGCATTACCAGTTCCTTCCCATAATACAATTGAAATCCCTAGTGTATTATTTACTTGTACTGTTGAATTTATATTAGACCCATTAGTATTTGTTGCTGTAGTTCCTCCATTAATTTTCCAACACCACGCTACATAAGTCAAGCCATTTTGATTACTATTTGTTTCAGTTCCTAATGTAAAACCATCAGCATCAAAAGATTTAATACTTGTAGCCATATTTTGTTCAGTTTGTCCTTGATTTGAATATACATATTTATTAGGACCTCTTGAGCTGTCTGACATTTTTGGTGAATGTGAATTAGTTCTGTTAGCTATCCAAACCCAATCAGGCTGAAATCCAACGCCTGTAATAGCGTGAGTCGATGCTCCATTACCAGTATATATAACTACTTTAAAGTTTTCACTCGCCACAAATGGAGGCGGTGCTGAAGACATTAATCTTTTATTTAAACTCATTTAATTAAATATTAGGAAAATCGTATAATACTACTTCTTTTTTTTCTGTTAAAGCATTTATTTCTGTTTCAACAGTTGCTGATTGTGTTCTTAAATTTGTTCTTGCTGTTTGTACATCACTTGGAATTGCATCGTTGTTATCTGTTTTTCTAATAACATACCAATCCGTTTTAGCTAATTCAGAATTGACCATTGATTTAAAATGGTTTATTCTTTTTGTTTTTAATTCATCTAAAGTTTCAGTCCATGTTTTATCAACTAAATCTTTTTTAAATACAGTGTTTGGTGAATCAAAATATATTTCACCTAGTGTATGAACTCTTTCATCATAGTCATCACTTATTACAACATCAAACATTCCTGCATTCTTTAATTCTTCTTCTGACATTTTAGGTGCATTCATATGTACACCTGTAGAAGATTGAAAAGAATCTGGCACTGAAGCGTATACTTTTATTTTTCCGTTATTATTTACTGCTTTCATATATTATTTATTATGGTGTTGTGTCTGACGCTA